CCTTATCCTAGGAATTTGAGGAAACTCTTAGCAAAACCAGTTCAGATGCGAAAATCTAATGCAGTCAAAATCAATCAAGTTTTGATGTTGGATAAATTGCAATCTAAAAGAATGGTCCAAGAACGTTATATTGAGCTCGGCGCATTGCTCCAGATCTGTTTGCCGGATTACAAGGAGATTGAGCAATGGTGTAAGCAGCATAGAAGATTGCAAAATCAACCTCGGACTGATTTACTCCATCCTAGGCAAAGTGCAGATTTAGTGAATTGGACTGTTCAACATAATTGGAATCAAATGAAGAAGTTTTTGCGCCTGCAAGCTTTAGTGAATCAACAAAGAAAATTGTGCGCATTGGATTTTGTTTTTTCTTACAGAAGGGATCAACTTTCAAAGGCATGTGAACAAGTTTTCACACCCTTGCCTTATGGTACATATACATTTGGAGATGATGCCGTGACAGTTTATAAGACCCCTCTGCAAGTGCAGCGTATGCGCGATTTGGCTGATTTGACTGTTAATCGTCAGAAATTACGCGATTGGCTTGATGAGTCAGATTATGGCACAGATGATACTACCCCTCCTCCACCTTACACTGCTGAGACTGTGGTCACTGATGATACACAAGCATGGACGGTGTATGATGTGGCTTCGAAGCATGTGTGTTCTGTTGATGCTCTGAAATTTGTAGAACGTCCTTTAACCGTGGCTGAGAAACGTAGAATGAGAAGACGACCTATACCAGAAGAAAGTATTCCATATACTGAGCTCTATCGTTCCACGTTTAAGTTTGTCCATCATGTGCTCGTTAACACTCCATATGGACATCAATGGAAAATGATGCCCACGGAAAAAGCAGAATGCCCTACTGGACTTGGCATCATCGCGTCACGTTTGTTGTGTAGTGGTGATGTTGAGGAAAACCCAGGACCTGTTTCTACGGTTCGCGCATTGACTCTGGCTAGTATGCAATGCGGCACTCTTGTTTTAAAAGGTAGTGATCCCATTGTTGAACACCAGAAATATCTGCTCCAATTTGTTCACACTGAATTGAAATACATTTTGTGTACTTGTGGTGAGTGCGATACCTGCCAAATACCACGCCCTCAAATGGATTATGTTATGGGTCGTTTTACGAATAAAATGATGGACAATTTGCAACCGCAAATTCAAGATTTCAAGATGATCAAAGAAAAAGTCCATCAGGCTGTTGAAAAAGTTGGTGAAACAGTGTCATCTGCTCAGCAAATGTTAATGTTAGCGAAACTTTTGCTGATAATTGTTGGTGGTATATACTGTGTGCGCAATTTTATGTCTTACGATTTAATGGACAATATTTTGACAACATTTGGTATGCTTGGCCTGCTCGGTGGAGCTTACAAAATTGGACTTCTCGAGGATCTTCGATCGCAGATGACGCGCTCTGTGCCACACATGGGAGCTGATGCGAATTCTGGTCGTACTGTGTGGTCTTTGTTGACTGTGGCGATTGGTGCCGTTTTTTGCGTTGACTACCGTCAGTTTAGATCAGAGAAATTTTTCCAGATGTTCACGCGATTCTCAGGCATTTCTCAAGGAATACAAGAGGTTTTTGAATCATCAATGGTCTTTTCCCAGCATCTTGTGAATTTTGTTTTATCAGATTGTTTGGGGTACGAAAAGATTCGCTTCCTTGAATCTGGCCATGAGAAGGTTGATAATTGGTACCGTGCATGCTGTGCCATGGCGTTGACCAAGGAAAATAATCGGGAGGTACGCCAAACACTCCTTGATTTGAAGGATCAAGGGCGACATTTGGATATGTCATTGAACGTGGAGAAACGGCGCCGTTTAGCCTTTATAATCAAAGACGGTCTTAAAATGCTAAAGGAGCGTATGGAAGAAGGCAGCCTCCAATTCATGGATTCAGGATCTGAACCATTTGCGCGTGCTCGCCCAGTTGTCATTCACTTTTGGGGTGCCTC